GTCTTCTTAAACTTAGCAGAGATACTATTAGCAGCATAGTCACCATACTCTTGTACAGCTTCTAAGGTAGTAACTCCCCTATCATCAAGGAAGAATATAGTACCTAGTAGCCTCTTAGCAGTACCTGTGTATGCTCCAGACTCAGAGCTGAATGTATGTATTGTCCATGTTGCAGGAGTCTCACCATCAATGATGAGAATACTATTGAGATTAAGGATGACTAAAGATCCACCAACTCCAAGTATCAAGTTAGTTATCTCATCACCTACTCCGACCTCACCAGCACCTGATGCCCCTGTCCAATCTGTAGGATCACCAAGTACACTATATTGTAAGGAGCCTCCTGCATATCCGAGGTATAATCTATTAGCTCTAGCTGAGATATGTATAGGAGTATCTACCCCTGCCATACCAGCATTAGGTATACTGATAACCGTCGTACCATTGAAGCCTCTAGCCTCATTAACTCCATCAACCCAATAGAGGGACTGAGAAGCTGTACCTGCATAGAAGTTATACTTAACAAACTTAAAGTCATGAGTACCGAAGAGGATAGGGTCAGCACTTGTATCTACTTCAACCCATGAAGATCCTGTGGCTACATACATACCAACTTCAGCAATGCTAACCTTCTTACGGAATGCATATACACTGTTCTGGAATACTGTAATACCTAGGACCTTACCCTCACATGCTGTATCACCAACTGTCTTAATACCAGCTCTATTATTATCATAAAGGCTATGGAAGTCTTCACTGACTCCAGTGACCTTTGTATTACGGAAAGTACCTACGACAGTGGCGAGTACTGAGATGTTCTCTCCTCGCACGAAGGAGTCCACTGACAGGCTTATCTCTACTGTAGTGACCGTATCTACTACAACACCATCACTAAGCGCTGTAGCTGATCCTGTGGCTCCTGTGAGCACATCACCAACAAGTATAGGTTGTGTAGAATTATCTATGGAGAGTAGTGTTACTTCAAGCTCTGAAGAGAGTGGAGTACCATCATATCTCTCATAACCTTTGATAGATTGATAACCACCAGTCTCACCCTCAGCTATCATATAGTTAGCTACATCAATAAGGGTACCAGGGCTCTCTTGGAGACTACTGGTATTCTCATCAACACCACCAAATAGATTAACTACTGATGAGGATTGGCTAGGCCATGTAAGTTGGGCTGGTCTCATGCAAAGGTCCTTCGTCTATTCTTAATCTTCTTAGCAGGATTACTTAGTCTCATCAACTGAGCAAGCATTCGAGCAGCCTCTGTACTATAGTTCCTGTAAATCTCAGGAGAGCTGAGGTAGATTGACATCTTCTCAAGAGCCTTATAGATTATAAGGTTATGAAAGGATGTATTGCATAAGGGTACATCTGTATCTGCTGAAAGTATCTGAGGTTGCTTCCAGTATTTAAAGTCTACGTTATAGATCTTATCAGGAGTAATCTTAAGTAGTACACTCTCATCAGTATCGAGTGCAACTATAGTAGGTCTACCTTCACTATCATCATTAAGGTATCTCTGTTCTACATAGTCTAAGCTATACTTAATAAGCTTATGCTTTCGAGCACCATCTGTAATAATGAAGCTATCTTTATCCCACTTCTTATGATCCTCACCTACTCCAAAGATATTAGCAACAGTATAGTTATCTTGAGAAGCTACTGTAAAGAAGGACCCACTATCCTTAAGGAAGTCCCACTCATCTCTATAGCTCTGTATATCTATCCATGCATCTCTTACGAAGGAGACGAGGGCTACCTCATAACCTGAGGCACTAGTTACAGATGAGGGGCCAGTTCCTTGAGTACCAGAGAGTACACGAACGGCTTTGCATATCTCTAGAAAGTTCATTAGGCATCCTCAGTCTTCACTTCTGCTTTCTTACGTTTAACTACAGGCTTCTTAAAGGCTTTATAGGTATCCTTATTATCTTCTAAGTATTGCTCTGAGATATAGACTACCTTGCCTGACTTGATTTGTATAGCTTTGATCATCCTTTATCCTTATCTATAAGAATGTCTCTAGAGAACAATGAAGTTCTCTAGAGACATTAGGTTAACTACTATGCCTTAGTTGCGTAAAGCAGACCAATAGCTGTAGGCTGAGGAATAGCACGACCATATACGTTCAGTCCACGCATATACTCACCAAAGCTATTCTGAATACGAAGGCTCTCAGTCTTAACAAGTTGAGAGGCGAAGGTAACAGCTTCATTAGTTCCGAAAGGAATATAGAAGTTACCACCATTAGTCTCATCTTCAAAGACATTATTAGAGCGATAGATGGTGAAGTTATCAACCATACCGATAACACCATTACGGATAACACCAGTACCATCACCAGTGATATCAGCTCGTCTCAAGTCACCCTTCTTAAGCAAGGCACATGCCCAAGCTGGAAGGACAATCCAACGACCCTCTTGACCGATATTAGCTTCATCAAGTACCTGGGAGCAATCAACGATAGCAGAGAGGATGTTGTTCACATCGTTATCTGTACTATTGAGAGCACGGGGTACAGGAGTACCAGTGGTACTATCACCGAGGTTAATATCTCCACTGATTGCACCAGCGGTAGGACCCCAGTTAGTTGTAGCTACATCAGATGTAGTGGACCAAGCATCAGAAGTAGCATCAGTACCAACAGCGATGAACCGAAGAACATCACGATCAATAGCGATAGCCATACGCTCAGCAGCATCATTAGCGAAGATGTTCATGAGGTTCAAGTCTGTCTGAACGTCATCAATATCGTCGATCTGGAATGCCCACATCTTACCCTGATCAATATCAAGCTCACGTGCATTAGATGCAGGAACCTCATACTTAGCAGAGATATCCTCTCCAACTTGATAGTCAGAGATAGTAAGCTCAGGAGTGGTACGAAGCCATACCTTATCTCCCATACCTTTAATCTCACCTTGGTAATCGGTATTAGCGATTGTACCAAATACGGTGATCTCATAAAAATTACGAAGGACCTTCTTAGCGAAGAGTTGCTTTACATAAGCAGAAGCTGCTACTGAAGGACCATAACCGGAGTCTGTACCGGCACCACGAATTGCCATCTAAAATTACCTCATATAATCAACTGCACCTGTGGAGAAGGCCAAGTCATACTTAGCCTCTAGTTCTCTCTGGGCAGTCTGGTTTCCTTTATACTTACCCTTAGTTGAATCCTCATAGAACGTTTCTATTTCGGAGATAGGGATAAGAACTACTTTAGACTCACCAGATGTCTCAGCTACGGGTGCTCCTGTTGGAGTCACTCTCTCAGCTAGAGTATCTTTAGGAGCCTTAGTACTGAGGAAGTCCCTCATGTACTGTGCTACTACATTGACATTACCTGATGCCTCAGCATTCTTAAAGTGCATCAATCGGGAGCCACCATTAATAGGATCAGCCTCCTTGATATACTTCTCAAATCCTGGATCAAGGTTAACATCATTATACTCAGGAAGAATCTCCCCAAGCTTTTTTAAGAAGATCTTAGTAGCAGTTTGACGATCTTGCTCTACAGATGCCTGATCACTCTGGAGGTTCTTACTCCTCTCTTGTGCCAACTCATCCTCTAATCCTTTAGCTCTAGCATCAGCAGCGGTAGTGGCAGCCTTCTTCATTAGGCTCAGCGCATCCTCACCGACTGTTTCAACTTCTTCTTTACTAAAGGTATCTTTGAATGGATCAACCTTTGGAGTGATTACATTCTTCTTAAGAGCTTCATTCTCTCGTCTTACGTTTACTAACTGCTCCTTGAGATTTGCTAGTTCTTGGCGGGTATTATACTTGTAGTTATCAGTATCTCTTCGTAGGTTCTTATAGTCAAGTTCCCAGTCTTTAGTACTCTCAGGCTTCTCAGTCTCAGGTGGTGGAGATACGGTTTCCCCAGTCTCTGCTACAGTGTCTTCAGTAGTAGGTTTAGTTACATCTGAGTTGGTAGTCTCCGCAGACTCCTCATCATCCTTAACCTCTTCCGTGGTACCGAAGGCAAGCTTCTCAAGCTCTTCAATATCCTTATCCAATCGTGCTGTCTGTACTTCTGTCTTCATGTTCTCTCCTTCATCCAGTATTAGTGGAGTCGTAGAATGTTATCTAAGTCACGTAGTGTAGCAACAGCACCTTGATGGTATCTGTGATCACTAGTGGTTAGAGTTAATAGCTCTATAGATTTCTCTAGAGAACTTTTGATTATATCTCGTACTTCTTTAAGATCTACTTCTCTTCCGTATCCCATTACTCCATCAATGATGCCCTCAAGTGTATTATTATCTACACCTCTATCGTGCTTATGTTGGACAGCAATTGAGAAGGCTTCAAAAGTATCCTGCCCATGATAAGGTGAGATAACTATATACTTAACCTCAACCTCTTCTACTATGATATCTTCTACTTTTACACTCATCATCTCTCCTTGGCAGCCCCACCCTGAGTTGCACAGGGACTATAAGGATCAAAACCTTATGTACTTCGATTATACGATAGGGCGTTATGTTCTTGGTATCTTAGCTAGGTGTCGAACCTAGGCTCTCTCGCTTATAAGGTGAGTGCTCTAGCCAACCATGAGCTACTAAGATATGGAGCCAGTAGTAGGACTTGAACCCACGACATCTTCTTTACAAGAGAAGAGCTCTACCATCTGAGCTATACTGGCATTAACTTATGGCAGTTCCACTAGGTCTCGAACCTAGGCTTAAAGATTAACAGTCTTTCGTGCATACCAACTACACTATGGAACTACTTGGTCTGCGTGGCTAGACTCGAACTAGCGACTTCCTGTGTCCAAGACAGGCTTTCTACCAACTGAAGTACACACAGATATAATTTATGGTACAGGACCAGAGACTCGAACTCTGACAACCGTGGGTCTAAGCCACGTATGTATACCATTTCCATCAGCCCTGCTTGGTGGATGCACTAGGAATCGAACCTAGAGCCCTTACGAGCACGGGGTTACAGCCCGCTGAAGTTCACCACACTACTCAATACATCCTTAGTTAACCTTATCTCTATCTTGACCAGTTCCTTGGCCCTGAAGACTGAGAGCAATCTCTTTACTCTTCATCTTCTCTTTACTCTCGTTATCCATAGCAGCCTTCTTCAGGTTACTCTGATCACGCTGGATATTCGCTTGAGTTCTAAGGTTCTCACCCTGCTCTTTAATTTGGAGCTTAGCTATCTCAAGTTCTTTCTGATGCTCTAACTCAGCACCCTTAAGTTGCATAGTCTCCTTATGCATTGCCATCTGGCCTTCTATCTGTACTTTAGTAGGAGCGAGCTTAGCTTCAGCTTGTGCTTGTTGGGATTGTTGAACTGTAGCCGCATCCTCTCTTTCCTTAATCTTAATCTCATGTCTTGATGGAACTATATTAGATACGAAGCCCATCTCAGATGCCATCTCTCTCACTAAGTTTGACACACCCTCCTTACCTATCAGCTCAAGTACTGCTGGCATAGTGACGATACGGAGGAACTCCTGTCTCTTAAGTGCTTCACTAGCCTTATTAGTAAGACTCTTACTACCCTTAGCAATGACGTTGATATCTCCAGTAAAGGATAAGTCACCACTAAGCATCAAGTGGTAGAATTCATACTCAATACGTGGGATGATAACTCCATGGTCAATATGTCTTATGCAATCCTTGATACCCTTACTAGCTGTCTCAAGTAGGATACTCAGTCCCGTGGCTGTCTGTGCTGCTCCACCAACCTTCTCATTACCATAGGCCCACTTAGGGATCATAGTTACATCATCAGCCTTAGCCTCGAAGAACTCATATACCTTAAGTAACTCTGCTGCATTAGATGGGATAGTGAAGAACTGTACAGCTCGTCCACCTGCACCCATAGGATCACTAGTTACTTGCCAGATCTTACGTGCATGGATCTCTTCAATGTCACCACTATCAGCAAGTCTATCCGTGTAGATCTCAGCCTGTGGTCCAGAGGCTAACGACATATTATTCATTAACTCTCTAGCAGTAGCATTACATATTCTCTGGATATCACGCATACTGTATGGCAATGATGTTCCCCAGAAGGCTCCTGGCCGTGTCTGGTAACTTGCACTATAGTATGGTCTACGTCCTAGTGGATCTTTATTAAGTACTACCTTGATGACCTGAGAACCTACGAGGATAGCTTCAACCTCACAGATATCTTCATCATCCTTATCGAGGTTAAGACCCCATTGCTTTAATAGCTTAACGGGGACTGCACCAAAGAAGTGGATGCCATGGTATACATTCTTATTGCTAGACTGTTGGTTATCTCTCAGCTCTTCATCAGCCTTCTCTTGCTCCATAGACTCATCAAGATTAGGGAGACCCTTACCATCATTCTCAGCTAATACCTTTGTGATCTTCTCGGCATCATAGGGCTGTCCTATATTACGTAGGACTACTAATTCCTTTCTACTTAATCTCAGGTGCTCTATGAAATCTCCATCATTAACTGATGTAGCCTCAGGAGATGGGTAGATATCTAATGGAGATACTCTCTTATTAATAAAGGTATACTCATTAGTTACTTCTGAATTACCATTAACCCACTTAAGCTTAGGCACTACAGATACGATTGGTCCCTTCATGATTGCCGTAGGGAAGATACAGAAGTCATCAATGAAGTCAGATAAGGCTTGTTCCCACTTACCCTCGGCCATCTGATCCTGTATAGCTTTCTCTATGTGCTTAAAGGCAAACTTAGCCTCACTGTTAATCTCTTCAAGGATAGCATCAGTCATATCTCTTTTGAACTCATTAATCTCTTTAATGGTTCTGATGGTATCTTGCTGAGGTTGAGCGGGTTGTGGTGCCTGTTGAGGTTGCTGTCCCTGTTGTTGAGCTTGCGCTTCTTGCTCTGCCTTAGCTTGAGCTTCCTGCGCCTTCTCTTCCTCTTGTTTCTCTAGAGACTTTTGGAACTCCTGCTCTACTGCTTGAGCTATCTTATCAGATACTTCAGATGGTAACTCAGGCATTGGTGTAGGTTCAATAGAGATGACATCTTCATTAAGTTCAATATCTTTAATCTGAGATGCACATACTCTGACCTTAGTACTAGTTAAATTCATATAGACAGCAGAGCCACCAGCCTCTTCAATCTCTATTAACTCCTTAGAACTGTATGTACCATTGAAGGCTCTAAGTCCTTCAAGCATCAACTCATTAACACCACCAGTCTCTCTAGCATCCTTAGCATCCTGAAAGGCTGCCATGATGTGAGAGTGGAGGCCATCACTTATATCAGGGGTTTCTATCTGTACTAAAGAGTCAGCATCATCTAGGTATCGCTGGACCATATCCTCAGTACTTTTAATATCTACACCATTCATAAGCTTCCTTATATTATTGAGACGTTATTCTCTTCGTTGACATTGCGGTTATACCTAGCTGGTATATGGCTGGCTACTATGCCCACCTGACCTTACGGATTCCCCTCTTACGTACATTAGTCCTAGTGAACATTGAGCTATGTGGATAGAATGTAAAGGTTAAGGCATCAGCTATATCAGGGCTAGGGAGATTAAGCTTCTTCTTCATATCACCCTTAGTCATTAACTGTAGTTGAGTCCTCTGGTTAAAGCCATATTGTAGTGAGGCTAACTGAGTTATGAGCTCATCATCATTAGGTATATCAGCACCCGCTCTTAACCACTCCTTTAGCTCACTATACAACTCTGCTCTTAAGTTATAGTATGCCTTACTATTGCTGGACTTAGCTCCTACATTGATACCAACTACTGGGAGACCTAACTCCTTAGCTCTATCATAGCTCCCCGCTCCTAGCCCTACCTCATCTATGAAGATCTGAGAGATGCCTCTATTAAGGTTGTAGTAGGCCATGATCTCACCAGTTACTTCCATGGTGTCTAGTCCACTGAACTTACGTATGTCTAAGACTTTAGGCCCTTGTCGTAGTATGAAGACAGTCTTATCAGAACCAAAGCGAGCTACATCTACTCCAAGGACGATAGGATAGTTATGGTAATCCTTAAAGGATAAGTTATTATCTCTGGCATTGTTTATAATATCACGAGGTATGAAGATATTATCACTGGAGACTGGGAACTCTCCTAGGACACGTACCTTATAGAAGTCACTGTCCTTGCCATACTCTTCCTCAACCTCTTCTATCCAGCTCTCAGCTATGAATGGGGAGCCAAAGGCCGTTAAGGTTATACAGTGGTAGCGAGAGGGAGGGTCCATCATCAGATCATAGAAGGCTCCACTAGGTCTCTGAGGATTCGTGATCTGTATCATACTACTTCCTGGGGTAGTCAAATTACCCTTAAGAATCTCCATGACTCTAGCGGAGATACCTGATGCCTCATCAACTAGGATCAGGACCTTATCAGCATGGACACCAGCTAGGGACTCTTCATTCTCTGCTGAGCCAGTTACTAGGTTACACTGGTGGGTATCTCTTAATCCCTTAAGATATATAATATCTCTCTGTAGTTCTATACTATTCTTAAGTGTATCATCTTTAATCATCTTATGTAGCTTACCAATCTCTGAGCGTATGCCACGGGCAAGCTGACCAGCGGAGGGGCTAGTCGCTATCATCTTTACATTAGACTCAGTAAGTAATTGATGGAGGATGACTACAGCTAGGACGAAGGTCTTACCAGTACCTGTAGCTGACTTACATGCTACACGGGCCTCGTAGCCTACCATCTTAAGGAAAAGGTCTTCTTGCTGTTCAGAGAGAGATACACCTAGTACATCCCTTGGGAAGGCTAGTGGGTTCTTCTTATAGATGAACCGTAGCTTAGCCTGTAGTTGTTCTAGTTTAGTCATCCTCTGCATCCTCTATCTGGTAGGTTCCTGCTTGTACTACATCAGCTTCAGCTAAGTCAATAAGGGCTTGTAGGCTATCCTCTGGATTAATCTGAGCTACATTAATAGTGGTACTGAATGCACCTATAGTATTACCTAGCATCTGTATAAGCTTAATTGAGTTCTGTCTAGATGCTGGGTTATCTTCTCTAAGTATCTTCTCCTCCTCTAGCTGTCCTACTATCTCTGAGATGATGTATGGTCTATCTATCTTATTCTCAGTGTACTCCTTCTTTCTAACCTCGTCTATCTCTGCTTTAATAGCTGGGATGGATTGAAGGTATAGTGATCGTATACGTAAGATATATGCTCTGGTCTTCGTAGTAGCAGCAGCATGGATGCCTTGGTCTAGACCTGATGCTGCTAGGGCATACCTACTATCATTAGTTAGACCTAGGTAGTATCCGAAGGTTAGCCCATGTTCCTGAGCTAATTCCTTGAACTCCTCAGTTATCTGTGAGCTAGTCTTAGCTGTAGGGTTGAGTAGTAATTGATTACCACCTAGCTTCTTAGTCTCTTGTACTAAAGTCATATCCTTGATGTGTACTGAGAGGGCATTCTTAAGAGTACGACTGTCCATATCGACAGACTCAGAGATCTCTTTGTATCCCTTGCCCTGAGTATAGAGTTGGAGACACTGGTACTTCTCAGCATCACTAAGTTCATTAAAGGACCTCTTATCATCTAGCTTACTCTTATGTCTTCGTATTACTTTAGTCATACTTAAGTAACTCTTAAGTTAATATTAATAAGTATACTTAAGTATAATCTCTTAAGTATATAATAAGGTATTCCCTTAAGAGCTTTAAGACTCTTAGGGGAACAATAGGTATATACCTATGGCTACCTAGGGTGGCTACTGTAATCATAGGGAACCTAGTATAAATGGAGTAACTTATAGTAGCTTAGGTACTCTAGATAGCTTGATTATAACTTGTGTATATTTTGGGAGACGTAGTGGCAGTGAGGGTCTACCCTCCCACCAGCCGGGGGCCCATCCGAGATCCCAAGATGCCCCACCCCTTCAATGAATACCCCCACCCCATAGAAGAATAGTGAGTTCTCTAGAGTACTTAGGAGCTTTATGGAGCTAGGATTCGATAGATGAGGGTAAATAGATGAGGAGAGTGGCTCCTCGGTAGATAACTAAGGAGGTACACCAACAGCACCACAACACATAAGAAAGGGCTTGACCCTTCACTCAAATTAGGAGTGCAAACGATCTTTACATAGCATGGTTCGCCATGGTCAATAGACAAACTCTAGGCCACAAAGGAACGGCTTAGGAGACGGGTGAAGGTTCAGGTTAAAACCATGAAGCACTTAAGGTCTCAGTAGGGGATTGAGCAAAGCGAAATACCTCTTTACTCTACAATAGGCATAAGGATAACTGGACACCTGAGGTTCTTGGGGATACAGTAGTCGGCACTGAAGTAATTAGGATTTAACTAGGCTGGACTACACGATAGAGGGGATGGCAGTGAGTTACCTACAATGCTGAAGGGAGTAAGCAGGTCTAAAGACCGATACGGCTTACTTCACTGATAGACACAACATTGTGAAGATTAACACTTGATTATGTTCCTAGGTATAAGACCTAAGGAGCTTGACTATAGCTAAGTGGGAGCCGATTAGGTAACTGTAAAGCATAAGCGTAGCAACGCTACCTTTATGTAGAGTATACGGATAAATAATACCTTGGATACGCTTAACCTACGACTTAGAACTATAGCGCAAGAAGTACCGTAATGATTGTTAGAGTGGATAAGTATAAGACATTATGCCTCTTATCCACTTTATAGAATCATTAATAGATAGCTAGAGAAGTACTCTAGAGAAGTTCCAATAGTCCACAGGAGGACAACATGAGCGATACAATTAAATATGAAGAGATTAAGGATCGTAGCGTAACAGGTATGCTTAAGTCAGGAGCACTCACAACTAAGTCTGAGAATGGTCTCGCTAATAATCAAGGTAAGCTCTGGGGTAATCTCCTCGGTGCTCTTGAGGATGAGCTTGACTGGAATGCTCTAGAGAACTTAGTTAACGTAAAGCCTGAAGAGGGTGGTGGACAGAAGGGTATCCGTAAGGTTATCCAAGCTCACCTCAAGAAGCTGATAACAGCTAGTGGTGAGGAGCTTGAAAGGAATGAGAAAGGTGGAGTCATCTGGAGTAAGGATAAGAAGACTAAGCCTATCATGAAGTATACTAGTGATATAGCTAAGATAGTAGCAGCAGGTATGTCTAACGAGTTGCTTCCTGGGAATAATACCTTTGCATCCAGATGTGATATCCTTAAGGCTTGTAAACCTACACTCTCCTCAGTGGAGAAGATACGCCTTGCAATAACACAGATAGAGCAAATCGTTAAGGGTGCTGAGGCTGTTGAATACTCAGCCATCTATGCTGAGATTAGTACTCTTGCCCCTACTATTGATATAGTGAAGCCAACTAAGACAATAGCATAAAGATTAGCTGAAGTACTCTAGTAACTTCTCTAGAGTACTTTGACTAGTAATTAAGTTATGACAATAACGACATTATCTTAAGCTAGAATAAGGAGTAGAACTGATGATTATAACTATGGAATACGCAGGACTTGTATGGCTTCATTACGTAAGTAAGGATGATCTCAATATGGTCATAGGAGGGTAATATGTGTGATATAACATCCTCAATAACCCTTGAATTTAATCCTATATGCCCTAAATGTGGGTCTAATAGTAATGTAGATGGCTCTGAGAGTAGTCTACAGATAGATATAAACAACTTAATTGAGTCAGGGGGCCCTGTATGTTGGTGTGGAGAGGTCTTGACATGGGAAACGCATTATGAGGTAAGTGGCTAAATACGGGCTGATGGCTCGGAGGTTAAACTATGACTAGATCAAGGGCTCCTCCTATGTATACCTATAATATAGAATACATAAGAGCAGTACAAGAACTTCTCTAGAGAGTTATTAGGGATCTTGATTCCTCTAATAACTCACCTGAGGATAGTAAGAGTAGCGACTTGAAATCGTCTACTCTTACTCAGGTACACTTGCAGTACACTATTGAGTAGGGCTTAGACGTAAGTAGGACACTATAGAATAGAATTGGAGGATTTTATCACCTCCCTCCGTCTACTCAATAAGAAACTTAGGGCAATTCCTAAGAGGTATAGATGATAACGCTATAATTCTACGGCAGTAGTAATAAGCCGTTAGGTGACTCTATACCTCTTGAGAAGTATCTTAAGTAGTAAAGAATAAAGAAGGAGGTAACTATGTTTATAACTGAAGAGATAGGCGGACTTACATTCATCTTCTGGCATACTTACATAAGTATGGAGGATATCTTATGGTAACTAAAGAAGATCAAGAGTACCTCATTAAGGAGATCCTGAGTATGATGAGGGACGAGGGTGCTACTAAGATTAAACTTATAAAGACATTACGATGTCTTATGAAGCTTAGTGGTGGTCTCACTGGTCTTAAGGATTGTAAGGATGCTATAGAGCTATTGTATCCTGAGTTCCAGCTTATAGGGTTCTCTAGAGAGGTTGAAGATGAGCTAAAGATGCTCTATAGAATAGGACATCGTATCAAGATGATTAAACTAATCAGCAGAGAATCCCATATGGGACTTAAGGAGGCAAAGGATTATGTCAACAGAAACTGGAGGTGGAGCTAGTGTTATCAGGGTTCGTAAAGTGGATACTCAAGCTCGTAAGGAAGTACGAAGAGCTAGAGCTATTAAGAGCACGGGCTATCTTGAATCTGTCAGTGGAGCAACTAACTTCTCTAGAGAGTTTTACAGGAGAGGTACTGTAAGGCTCTGAGAGGCACATAAGGACTCTAGGTATACTAGGGCATACAAAAGTATATAAAGTCCCGCTATGGGACGATTAGACGCCTTAAGGAGGCACATTATGAATAAGGAAGAGATGGACAAGCAACGTAATAAGGATCTGGATACATCATTGGACATCATTGCAACTGCTATGATGAGTATGGAGCATACATTGGCTGTCCTTGGACCTAAGTTAAGCTCAGAGGACAAGGCTACCGTTGAGAATGACTTGAGAGCACTTAATAGAACTGGACAGCTCTTGACATACTTGAGACAAGATGATGCCATGGACACAAGCGCTGTAGCTAATGTATCTGAAAGTAACACAATCCACTAGGAGAATACTATGACTAAGAATGAAGAGTTACAAATTGCACAGAAGGTGCTTGGGAATGCTATTAAGGCGACTTTAATAGCTACTGAATTAGTTAAGAAGCAGGGTGCTCCTGAGGACTTCCTTGAGGAGTGTCTTAAGACTGCTGAGCACCTCGTGGAATCACGCACTATTCTTAAAGGACTGGAGGATTGATATGAGTAATACAAAGGCAAGACAGATGAAGATATCTGAGGTACATGAGCATAATAAGAGCCTGAATAGACAGCTTAATGTCTTAACATATAAGCGATTAGGTATGGTTTACATCAGTAAGGGTATCAAAGTAGCCATTAAGAATGCTAAGGTGGAGGGTAATGTAGCTAAGGTTAAGAAGTGTTCAGCTATCTTCAATGGTCTCACATCTTCCATTCAAGTTAATAAGCGTCAATCGAGTACGCTGAGGAAGGCTTTAAGATGAATACAGCTCTTATTATAAACATGGTGGCATGTCTGGTATACTTCATTGCTAGAGCATATGACATTAATATCTTTCAATTTACTTGGCCTATCCAAGTTGGAACTATAACATACATAGCAGTAATGCTTAAGTTACAGGAGGAGGGCGTTATATGAGGTGGGATTTGAAGAGCAGTGTGGCATTCGCAAGATCCCTAGCTAATCAGGACAATGTAGATGTGATACTCCATGATGATAGTAGGGCTGGCTTTCGTCCCTACTCGGAGAATGGTAAGATACATATGCACCAACCTAATCCTGAGAATATGGCAAGTTATGAGCCAGAGTTACATAAATGTATCAGCCATAACTTTAAGGAAGTTGGCTATACACAAGATTTAGCGTATGAAGATGGCACACGCTCTCAAGTTACCCATAGGCTTCTCACTGACTATATAGCGGAGAAGGCTAAGCTTGGAGAGTATGAGGGCAGAGATGAGATACTGAGTAACCATCGCTCCTCAGTTATGTCTAACTTTGATATAGATACTGTGCAGGATGAGAAGCTCCGTGGACTCCTTCATACACTAAACAGGGCTAGGAATGACTGGCAATCCTATGTCCATGATGATATAGAAAGTTCGCTAGAGAAGTCTGGCTTCATAGAGGAGCTCAATAAGTGTAAGAGTAAAGAGGACTTACAGAAACTTATCCAGCTTGTTGAGACAACTGAGCAGGAAGAAGAGGATCAGAAAGGAGAAGGAAGGGAGTGGCGATGATAGTTCTGAAGAAGGAGCTGGAGATGGCGATGGAGGCTCTGAGGGTAGCCAAGGAGAAGGAGAGGGTGGCGATAAGAGCAGTGACGCAGAGCAAGGAGATGATCAAGGCGGTGAGTCTGACTCTAAGGAACATGGAATAGGCTACACCGATCAGGAATCTCTGGAAGGTGCTGGTATCTTAGGCAACTCTGCTAGGGTTGATGAGGAGGCTGATAGAGG